TGAATTTTCCCGCGACCAATTTATAGGCCTTGCAGATGCGACAGCAGCGGGCTTGGACGAGAAATATCTCAACTCTGTTCTGGATTATTACTCGCGCACAGGTTCGCTTTGCCCCAACGCAACCGATTCCCGCTGCAAAATGACGCCTTCGATGATTACGCTGGCAGACGATGTTCGCAAGAGAAATGTAACTCTTGCAGAGCGGGCGCTCGACGAAGCAACCTTGGCGGTAGAGGCTAAAACCGTCCCACTTGATTATGAGGCATATCTTGTAAGCCGGAAGATATTCACTCGCGCAATTCTCGGGAAGCTTACGGATTCTTACGCAAGCTCAGCGAAGGCGCTTTACAACCGAGCGCCAAACAACATGTGGCTCAACGCTGTGTTTCTTATGACAAACTCCGGAACGCAACAGGAATTTGACGCGCTGGGCGCAAAGCTTGCTTCTTGCATGGCGAAGTGGGAGAAGCCGGGGCATATTTGGCTCGGGCGCAAAGGCGACACGCTGTGTCCTGCGGAATCCATCGGCCACGACCTTGTGGCGCTTGCAACATTTCTCCAACTTCCTCCCCGAGGCGTAAAATGACGATAAGCGAGAGCGATTTGATGGTGAGGCTTATGGACTCAATGGACTCTTTAAGAGGTGAGATAAGCTCTCTTCGCGTGGAGATGAGCAAGTACGCCGCAGGAATATCCCTTGTAGATTCTCGTATCACTGCCTTGCGCGAAGAAGTCAAAGTTCTGAGAAGCGGAGTTGTGGAGACGAGGAAACTTTGCGATAATTGCGATGCGAGGAAGAACATTGGGAATCTTTCGACGCTCGGGCGCTGGATTGGTGTTGTCCTCGCAGTTCTTGTTTCGGTTGCCGCTCTCGGCCAGAGTCTAAACTGGTGGGGCGGTGGTGTCGTCGTCAACGTGGAGAGGAAGTAATATGTTCTCAGTAGAAAGCGTAATTGCTGGATATCTTTTGCCTATGGCCGTTCGCGCTGTTGCTAAATGGGGAAACTCGATTGATTGGGAACTCTTCAAAGGCACCGTAAGAGAGCGCCTCCCCGGCGTGATTCCCGGCGAGTTCTTCGATGACGCCGGAATGGAAATTGCCGACAGTTTTATTGACGCAGTTGCAGGGGTTCTTTCAAGCGCAGCTTGTCTTGAGCGGCTTGTAACTCTTTGCGTTGCCAAGGACTTCCTCGGCGCGATGAAATATCTGTGGGATCTCGTAACTGAACGTTCTTGATTTAGGGGTTTGATATGGCGGTAATTCATGATTATATCTGCGACACTTGCGGCAATATCCTACTCGACCAGTGGGGAAAGCCGGAGGGACATTGTTGCGGAGGCGAGATGCGCATCCACTTCGGCAACTTTGGCAAGGGTATTCTCAAGGATGATCTTATCCGCGACCAAACCCACGGATCTGATGGGGGAATCGCTCGCGCTTCGGTGCGAAACGACCCGCTTGCACTCGCAGAAATAGGACTCGGCAGACGCGGAATGCCAAATGGAACGACGACGTTCAACACCGACCAACGAGTAGAATTTCTCGGTAAATTCCTACGAGATGGCGATAGCCCTAAGCTGCGAAGAGATATTTTATCGCAACGCGCTCAGAATCAAGGAAAGACCTATACTCACCAAGGACGCATCTGAAATGAGTAAAGATCCTCTTCGTTATGAGGAGAAGATAAGCACTATCTTCAATAGGCCAGATCGCTATCCGCCGACTCTGGCCTTTTATTTAGAGAAACCTGACGACTATTGCCAAGAGCTTGCGAACAAAATAATCACTCCTCTGATTTTCGCAGCGCGTGGCAACCGAACGGCAATCCAAACTCTGGAGAAGGCGTTCTTTATGGCAATCCTGTTGAATTCTGAGGATGTAGACCTTGCAGCCATTGCACAAGAGCTGGAGTTGCGAGAAGATGACTTGATGACTACGCTAATAAACTATGGTTTTCGCGTCAGGAGAGAGAAAAGATGTTCGAAGACGAAGAACCCCTTCTTGGGAAGAAACTAAGGCAAAGGGCCTTTGCCAAAGAGCCCAACGCTCTGGACTTTTCAAAGCCCACGTCGCCGCAAGTGGCGATTCCCGCAGAACGTCCGGAGCAAGCCCCACGACCTTTGCAGCCCGCGCCTGTCGATCCACTTTCCACGCTGCAACAACCAGCGCCCCAACAACCAGTGCAACAAGAGCAACCATCCAAGAACGTCATGACGCTCTCTGAATACATTGCATGGAAACAAAGCCAGCCTGGAGGGTTTCAATTCTAATGACAATGCCAACACGTAGCGCCTACAACAAAAAACTCTCCAGTAAAGGCGGTGGTTCGGCATATGTGACGATCCGCTCGAAGTGGATAAAAGACAAAGACGGAAAGCCTGCGATGACTTATCTCCATCGCGAGATGATGATGGATAAGTTGCAGAGACCCTTGCGCTCTGATGAGATAGTCGCACACGCAAATCCCGGAAGCCACAACGGAAAAGACCAAGGCAAGATGGAGATAAAGACACTCGGGGAAAACTCTACAGAGGCAAATATCTCCCGTAAAGACGGCGCTCTGTATAAGAAACTTAAAATCAGAAGAGAGCTTATCGGAGGCAAAAAGAAATGACAAGCCAGAATGGCAAGCTTAGAAACATAGCGCTATATGGACAAGGTGCAAATAATCTCTGCATCTTCGACACAGAAGCCTATGTTATGAAGCCGGGCGGAAGAGAATACCATACAATCGTGGAGTCTGTACAGGAAAATGGCTGGCGCTCTGAGCTTGGACAAATCTCAAAGGTATTTTCGGTAAGCACTTCCAGCAAACTGGTTGAACTTGTCGATAGCGGCGACCATAAAACATATGCAATTGCTGGGCTATCACCGCAGGTAGATATTGTAACTGGTATGGTTTCAATATTCTTTTTCGACAGTACCAATGCAATGCGTGCAGTAAATACGAACAGCTATACGGCAATCCCCGCTACTGACTCTTACATTAAAGCTGTAACGGTACAAGACCCGCTCCCAGTTCTTGACCCTCTCGCGACAACTACAAACGCTGTCACGGCAACAAGCATTTCTGCAACGCTTGATGTGGCCTACGCTACAAAAGTCTATGCAATCTACACAACAGTAGCGGAAGAATACGCAGCTTTTGAAGTTGTAACAGGCTATGCAGTAATCAACACGCCCGGAAGCAAAGCATCTTTGCGCCTCGGCAGAAGTGATGCAGAAGCTGGAGACTTTACAACAAATAGCATCTCTTGTTACGACTATGAATGGATAAATATCTCGTTTCGTGCCAAGCTATTGAAAGGTGCACCTAGCGTTAAAATCCGCTGCTATGACTCTCTTGGTACCGCACACACCTTAGTGGAGACAGTACTTTATGAGGGAAATCTTGTTAAGGCTTCAACTTCCATTGACTGCACTTTATCAAGCACACTGACAAGATTCTCTGCATCTATTCGAGTTCCTGTAGGTGGGCGCTATATAGATGTTGCCGTAGAATCTCCAACAGGCGTAGCGGGAGGTGATCATGTTTGCTTTATCACTTCATATATGGCTGCAAGTACTGACGTGGACATTCCCTATTACCCTTCTGCAACTATCGGAGCAGTCACCCGCCCCCTATCGGTGGTAGACGGTAACGCTGGAGATGTTCTCTCCACAGATGGTCGCGGCAATACGGAATGGATTGCGCCGGGAGGCGGGGGGGGTGGTGGTGCACTCGATTCAATAAACGGGCTGAACGCAGCGGCACAATTCATAACTGCAGCGAAAACCGTAGCGAATATTGACGGCATTTCTATCGCATCTGGAACAGCAACCCATGCCATTTCCGTAGCGGCTGTCGAGACTTTAACAACTACGACATTTAGAGGTTTGCTACTAAAGAGTGATTACGATATCTTCAAGGCACTTTCTACCTTGATAAATCCTCCGACTGGCCCAATGATTTTCAGCAATAGTATTGTTCCAAGTGCCGCCGATACTTACGACCTCGGAAGCGCGACAGACTACTGGCAAGATATTTTTGCCAAAGGTATTACGCTAACAGACGGAACAACTCTTGGCTATGGCGCAATGAATATCTTGCCGAATGGCTTTAAAACTTCTGAAACTGCGACGACTCGCGCAGAACACACAGCGCTATCTCGCTGGTTTAATGGCGCAGAAGCTTTTGAACGTCTGGAAGCCTGCGCATCAGCTATTGGCGGATCAACTCCCGGCTTTAACTTTGGTGCGGGTGCACTTGCTCCAACTTTTTCGTTCTACTTCGATACGGCAACAGGAAAATTCAATCTGACCGCACCTCTGATAGTAGCGGGAGACCTGAACGTCACTGGCAATATCTTGCAAAATGGTGTAACCTTTGCTCCTGTAGAAGCGGCTCAAATTTACTCAATGTTTTGGAGTTGAAACATGGCAACAAGCATCAAGATTTTAGCGAAAAGGAAACCCGCTGCGCTTACAGGGGCGAGAATGTATGTTGTTCCCGCAGCGACCAGCGCACAAGGTGAAATTGTAATCTGCAATCAAAGTGTGAGCACATCTGTAAGAGTTGCAGTATTAAGCGCGGGAATCACAACTCCGAACTTTGCAGATTATGTTCTGTTTGACACAACGCTGGGCGCTGGCGCGACTCTCGCCAAGACTATCTGCCTTGGGGTAGATGAAAGTATTTGGGTTTACTCAACGTCTGGCGAAGTTTCTTTCGTAGTAATGGGCATGGAAATAACCTAAGGAGAAAATATCATGGCTTTTGGACTAGGCACTGGCGCAGAAAAAGGCAGAATTGTCGGCTATACCCAAACAGGCGAAGCGGTTTACGAAGGAGATATGAAGGTAGGTAGTGAAGCAGGAGCCGAAGATTTAAGTACCGAAATGCCCGACATTTCTCCTTTTGCAAAGGCTTTGCGTGAAGGAAACGCCCGCAAATACGGCGCTCCTGTTGGCTCTAACTCCAACTCGGAAGCGCTTCCCTCGATGCCAAATATGGCCAGCCCAAAGAGAGCACCTTCTGGCGGCGGTAGCAATTATGAAGCACTTCCCCCTCTGCCGGAACCTCTTGGCGGCCCGAGAACAGAAGTCCCTCCCCTTTATCCGAGCGGAAGCGCCGCAGGTTATGGGCAAGCCGGGAAGCTTGGCGGCGGTGCGGTTCCTCCCGCTCCAACTCCTGCACCTTTGAGCAAGGCAATTCCCCCAACTCCTGCGCCGATTGCATCGGAAGGCGATGAGGGCAGCAATGCTGGGATGTACGCAGCGGGTGCGGGCGGTATTGGTCTGGCATCCATCTTGGCGCAACGGCGGAACGCTGCTGGTGCAGCAAGAGCCGGAACATCTCCAGCACTTTTAGGAGGTGCAACGGAAGCGGGCGGAACATTATCACCACTCGGGCGGGAAACTGCCGGGAGAAAGCCTGCAAAGGGCGGCGCAGTCGGGGAAGCAAAACTCAAAGCGCTTCCAGAGGGGCAGAAAGTTCTCCCCGGAAGCAAAACCTCTGTTGGCTCTCCAAAGCCAAAAGTGGCGCGAGAAGGCAAACCTTTACAACTGGGCGAAGGGCAGAAAGTTCTCCCCGGAAGTTCTAAAAAAGCCCTTCCAAGCGGAAAAACTCCCCTACAATTGACTGATCCTAACGCGCCATGGGATCTAAGTTTCCTTGATCCTAGCAGCGGGAGCGAAGGATATATACCGCACCCACTTACACCCAAAGCTGATGGAAAGGTTTGGGATCTAAATTCCCTTGAGTCCTACAACGGGATCGAAGGACGTATACCGCGCCCATTTACACCCAAAGCTGATGAAAAGGTTTGGGATCTAAATCCCCTTGAGTCCTACGACGGGATCGAAGGGCGTATACCGCGCCCACTTAAACCCAAAGCTGATGAAAAGCTCCCGGCAAAAGGCTCCAAATCTGCAATGGGTGGAGCAATAGGCGAAGAAGGGAAGCGCTTGGCTGCTGCAAAAACCGCGCTAAAAGGTCTGGGCACAAGCGCAAAAGCTTCCCAGATTGCAGAGACTCTTGCCCCGCATGTTTTCCCTTCGATGGACGCGCATTATAAGTCCTCGATGTCGGCGACAGATGGGATTGTTAAAAATCCTGATGCAGTTCTCAGCGACATGACGCAAGAAGTGAGAAAAATTTACGGGAAAGCAAAGCCACAGAAAGAAATTAGCGCAATTGCTGGCCAACTCGCTAAACTCTTCATGGGTAGGAAGTAAAACATGGCCCAACTATCCAACGAAGACCGCATAAAGCTGGAGAAATATTACCAGCTCCAAGAGGCCAAAAAGGCCCGGATGTACCGTGACCTCCGGGTGTTTAATCCGTTGGATGTTGCCATGGTTCCGTTTAAAGAACAGCGCGAGTTCTTTAAATCTGATGCGAGAATCAAACTTGCCAGAGCGGGAAACCGTTCCGGCAAGACGTTCTCCACCTGTCGCGATATCTCTTGGATGATATGCCGCAACCATCCTTTCAACAAGAAATGGAATCTTGGCAAATGGACAGAAGAGGCGTATCTCAACAGCGCGCCAAAACGCTTCTGGGTATTTGGCCCTAACTATGACTTTGTTAACAGTGAAATGTGGAACAAATACATCCAAGGCTTTGTGCCTGAGTGGTTCTACACTGATGCAAATGGCAAGCAAATGGTGGAGTATACCACCCAAAAGAACGTAGACAGAGTAACGTGCAAGAACGGAGATATCATCGAATTCCGTTCTTACGCGCAGGACTTGCGCTCAATGATGGGCGCTTCCGTAGATGTTGTGCTTATCGATGAAATGCCGCCAAATGTTATGATTATCACGGAACTTCTTACCCGTACTTTTGATAAAGACGGCGTGATGATTATGGGATTTACTCCACTAAACCCTGTGGAAGAAATCAAGGACTTTCTCGATACGCATCCAAATGTACAGACTTTCTCTTGGTCGCTCATACACAATCCGTGGTATAAAAACAACCCGGAGCGCTTGCAACATGCGGTAAGTACTTGGGGACAATGCGGGCCTGCTGAGCTTGAAAGCCGCATGAAAGGTGATTGGTACTATGAATTAAAGGGCGGTTTCGTCTTCGCCAATCTTGAGATGGAAGTCGTAGAGGACTTTGACGTCCCGACTTATTGGAGAAGATGTCGAGTCGCCGACCCTGCAGCACATGTTACTGGCTTCTGCCAATTCGCGGAAGACCCTGACACAGGCATCTGGTATTGTTGCGATGCGACAGAATTCGAGTGGAAGAATGCCCTAGCTACACCTGAGCATATCTTAAAAGAAATCGATAGGCGTCTCCCGCATCCCGGATTCAAGTACACGTTATCGCTCTACGACAACGCTTCTGGCTTCTTTGGTGCTTACGCAAAGAACGTTCAGTTCCGCCCCACAATGCTAAAGAACCGTGAACAGGCCATTATGGCGCTGCGAAATGAAGTAACGTCAAAGCGCCTGCGGTTCTTTCGGCAAAAAGCTTCCGGACTTATGCGCCAGATAAACGTCTATCAATTCCGGGAAAACGGAATGATCAAGAAGACAGACGACCATATGCTGGATTGCGCAATGTATTTTTGTCGAGAAATTCCCGTGTATGACGCGAAGAAACCTAACTTGCCGAAAACAGAGCTTGAGATGGTCGCCCATGAGTGGCTGATGAAAAGTGGTGTAATCGACAAGCCTAAGGTAGAATCTCCATGGAAAGGTGGGCGAGAACGCACGAGAAACGCCACATTCAAAACTCTAGCAAGTCGAGGCCGACGATGACAGAAACAATATTTTTTGCGGTCGCAGTTGCGCTGGCAGTTTTCGCTGCTGCCGCAAGTTATGGTTACCTACAAATACGAAGAGAACTTGATAAAATCAGAGCGCAGCTTTTTACCGTGGAAGAGCGCTTGGCTATTTGCGCAAGGGCTTTGCTTGCAGACACTAAGCAAGTACCGAACCGTTCAGCTAAAACACACGCGCTACTAAATCGTGAGGCACGATAATGGCTAAGGTAAAAATCCGTTCCGACAAAGACCTGTGTGAGTTTTTCCGCAAGAAATTCAAAGTCTTAGACAAGCAGGTAGAAAAGCTGAAGCTCGAATGGGACGCTTGCCGGGACGTTTATCAAGGCCTTGTCGGTGCCAATATGAACGGAACATATGATGCACAACAAGCGGCGCAGCAATATATGTCTCCACAGAATGCAGAGGGTGACGGCCTTCCGCAGATAAATGGAATGCACCTTTTTACCGCGCAACTCTTCTTGCAATCTAAGATGAGTATTTCAGAGCCAGCGGTAACATTTCGTGCCTATAACCAAGACCACAAGAATGTACAGGCAGCGAAAGCAGCGCAAACCGTCGTAAACCACATCAAGAAGTCCAAGCACCTGCAAGAGGTTCTTGAGAGCGGGCCTTGGCTTGGCGTTGCTACGATTGGCGTAGGCGTGTTATATGTCGGCTGGGATACGGAAGGCGGGGACGCTCCTGCAGATATTCCTGACAACTTCAATCCTGAGACAGACACGTTTAAGATGGAAGGCGACTATGACATCCGAAGCATCAGAGCTGAGGATTTTCTCATAGACCCTGATGCAAAGACCTTTGCTGAAGCTAACTATTGTGTCGTAAAGCACACAATGGATTTGCAAGAAGCCGTTTATCGCTGGCCGGATAGCGAGACCCGCCTAAAAGAATATGCCAGAGAGGAAGAAAGTCTAAGCTCTTCCGGCACAAAAGGCGAAGGTTCAGACGAAGAGAATACCAGCTTGATGATTTATGAGTACTGGGAGCGTGGAAGACCTTGGAATGCTTTCATGGGTTCTCATGTATTCTTCATCTGCAAAAATGATCCAGAGATCTTGGAGAGGAAGAACAACCCTTACTCCCACAAGAAGCTTCCGTTCCTTATGTTGACGGACTTGGACTTGGACTCAAGCGCCTATGGCATTTCTCGCGCTGTTCATTGCATCCCTATGCAAGAAGCACAAAATACTTTCTTCCAATTGGTGCAAACCGGTCTTGAGCTGAACTCCGTACCTCGCATGATAGCGCCAGAAGGCTCCATCAATGACGACGTATTGAGCAACAACCCTGCCAACGTGTTGTTCTACAATGCCATGAGTGGAGAAAAGCCAGACTTTCTACGCTCTCCCGCCGTATCTCCAGATATCTGGCAGTTGAACTCTGCATACGAGAAGCAAATCTCTTCTGTCTACGGTATGAATGAGTTCTCCCGTGGAGAGATTAACCGCGAGCTTTCATCTTACGCTGTACAGATGTCGATCGAAGTCGATGATAAATTCCGCGTGCGGCTCTTCAACAAGAAAAAAGAGTTTATCTCTGAAATGTATGAGATGCTTATCAGTCTTACAAAGCAATACATCACGGTCGAACGCCTGCTATGTGTTGCAGGGGCAGAGAATACCGCCAACCTTGAATATTTCCGCGCTGAACATCTCGAAGGCAAGTACGGAATCTTTGCGGACTTCGGAGTTTATCTCCCCGCAGACCCTGCTGCCCGTAAGCAACAAATCCTCGAACTTATGAAATCTGGTGTGTTCGAAAAAGCTGGCATGGATATGAAAAAGATGTTATCCTTGCTTGTTGATGGCGATATGCTTGATGTAAAAGATTACTTCGAGATAAGCCGCCGCCGCCAAGAGGAAGAAATCATCTCCCTTATCAACAGCGGCGTTCCAGATGTTCAAGAGTGGCACGATCATACTGCTCATATGGTCGAAGTTCAGGAATACACACAGACGCAAGAGTTCGAGCTTCTTGATGCAGATGTGAAGAAGAAAATATGGGATCATTGGAATGCACATAAAGACGCTTTGGCAAAACTGCAAGCCGCAGCGCAAGGCGGAGGATCTCCCGGAGGAGAACCCGGTGGCGCTCCCGGGGGAAAACCCGGAGGCGCTCCGGCAGGAGGTTCTGGCGGTGGCGGTAACGCTAGCGGCCTTCCTCCACCTAGCGCTCCTTCTCCTTCGGGCCCAGCACCCGTAAGCTCTGGAGAGACACAGCAACCACTTCCGGAATCCCTATCGGGATTTACGGCCTAAACACTCGATAAACAGGAGACTTTATGCCTGAATTTATGTCAACATCTGCGCCCTCAGGAACCCCCGTAAAATCTGCGACCAGTTCTTCATCCACGGCAAGAACTTCTACGACTACCTCTTCCACGTCCGGGAAACCTGACCTTAATTCAGTTGCTAAAACCGGCGACACGTCTGCTCTATTCTCTTCACTTATGACCAGTTACGGGCTCAACGACGGCGAAGGTGGGGTAAATGAAGGCGATGAACTACTGGGCGAAGGTCTCTCACAAGAGCAAATGGATCTTAATTCCGATCATCCTGACGGCGAGGATCCCGAAATTTCCAATGAGTTTGACGCAAGCGACGATAGTTTACGCGGTGGCTTAAGCAAGGAAGAGTTCGACGCTCTGCCTCTGCACGAATTCGTAGACGCCAGTGGAAAGACCCATTCTTTCAAAGACGAAGCCACGCTGAACAAAGCACTTGAGCGCGGAAATAGCGCCACGAAAATGGCGGAAGCTTACAAGGCTTTGAAGGCCGAGAGCGTCAAGAACCAAACCCATCTGGAGAACTACAAGGAAATCGACAATCTTTGGAAGAACAATCCACGGGAACTGCTTGAGATGATTACGGAAGACATGGATGAAAAAGTCATCGAGAATTTCCTCATCGACAAGGCCCAGTACTTTAGAATGCCAGAAGACCAGCGCAAAGCGGTGCGCGACCAGAGGGCAGCTCAGAATATTCTCATGGAACAACGTGCGCAGACAGCGGCACGGGAGCGGCAACGCGCAGCAGCAGCGGAACAGGCCAGAAACTCTGATGAATCCGCGGTCGGCGCTTGGATCGATTCCAACTTTGAAAAGTGGGCTCCTAAAGTTCCTGCTGAATACAAAGGATTTCTCGACCGTCAAATCAAGCTCTTGCTGCAAGAGGCAAAGCTCAAGCTCGACAATGGCCAAGAGATTTATCTCCAGGATATGTCGAACGAACTTGAGAGCTTGTTGCGTCCCTTGCTGTCGCGGACTTCTCCCCAGAACATGGCGAAAGAGCGTGGAGCCGCAGCGGATGTTGCGCGTAAAGATGCCGTCTCGAAGGTGCAGACTTCCGCCGCCCGCCAAGGGTCGAGAACTGCAACCGCTGCAGCACCTACCAAGGCCGCGACTTCTGACGACATTTTTGCAGCGGTACGAAAGAAATGGGGCTTGAAGTAAAAGCACTTGTGCGGAGATTTCGCATAGGCTAGACTTTGAATTCCATCGGATTTGGGCGGGGCGCATGTTGCGCCTTGCGCCGAAGGAAACATAAGAATGCTCACATTGCCCTTTGCATATTTGCAGAGGGTTTTTTTTCGTCATTTGTTTTTTGTTTTGGTCATATATCTAAAAAGATTGCGGCCTTACCGAGGTTTATGATAAGACCGCTTGTCGAACACAGTGGACTTGTGTTCGGTGGCATTTCTACCACCTTCGGCAGGAATGTTCAAATTGTCCACAAGGATTTTTACACATGGCAAAAGCTACCGAGATGATTATTCTGCCCGATTCCAAATTCGTTTGCGACTCTTTGCATTTGGCCGAGCAGCTTGGCATTAACCATAGCGACATGTTGCGCAGCCTGCGGCTGGCGTCAGAAGCATCAGAAGCCGACGGAGGACAAAGCGCGTATGCTTTGTCCGCCTATAGTAGCGAACAAGGTAAAGAGCTACCAAAATATGACTTGACGTTCGACCATTTGATAACAGCGTCCATGTACGTGGAGAAGTTAAAACCGAAATTTAGGGAGTTTCTTACGACTTTGCGCGAAACCGAAGCCAATCAGGCGGCCCAACTTAAAGCCGAAGCTGCTTTACTTAAAGCCGAAGCTGCTTTACTTAAAACGGCAAACGTTAAATTGCTCGAAGCCGCAACTATAGAGAAAGTCGAAACTGACTTTGGTATAAAGTACGTTAAAAATATTCCGTCCGATAAAAAGAGAGTTCTTTGGTATGATGCGGACGAAGGCGGACGAAGGCTGGTTTTGGCAAGCTC